ACCTTGTATGGTCTGATGCTTTTCTTTACTAAAAATCTGTTTATTAATTTTTTCATTATTCTTCTATTTCGTTAAATACTGCGTGTTCTAAACAATCACCACATATTTCATCACTTAAATAAGATGCTTCTGCACCACAACAATTACTATACATATTCTTTTGTTTTATAGTTCGTAGACTTTTTTGTAAACCTCTTGTGTGTTCTTAACCGCTTTGTTATAACCTACACTAAATGCTTCTGATGCCAAATTACTCATAATGGTTAGTAGTTCTGAATTATACTCTATGTCTAATCCTCTTAATTTGTCGTATGCTTTTTCTAATGGTGTTTTCATATCTGTTTTGTTAGTTAATATATTGCAATATACAAATAAATAACATACCAACAAATAATTTAATAACTTTTATGATATAAAGTAATTACCTCTGTTTGGGTTTTGTAGTTGATATGAGATTGCATATCTGATTGCATCTATGATATGGTTGAATTTGTCTTGTGGTGTTTTAGACTTTTTCTCCAACCAGGAGTAGTTGTTTAGTTCTTTGATGAGGTTGATACTGTTTTCTTCAACTATCAAGTCATAATCTTGTAGTAAAGCTATACCATAGGTAATTGAACCTTGACCTTTTATTGCTTTGACTACATTACACCCTTTTGCTTTCAGTTCGTGTAGTAGTCTTGGTTCTGCACTATCACCTACTATAAGACTATTTTTAGCGTGTTTAAGGTTTAGTTCAGCTATTTGTGATGTGGTAAGACCTTTCAAGTAAAAACATTCCTTTAAATAGATTATCTTATTGTTTGTATCTATGTTAGTTTCTACTAATGTATTTTCATCTGCTGCAAAACCATAATCTTGTCCAAAGACACTTACACCAACTTTTTTAAACTCACCTATCTTCCAATTAGTAAATATAACACCTTCAGCTTTTGCCAACCATCCACCAAGCATTTGGTGCTTATATTTCTCTGGTCTACGTTTCTTAATGTTTTCTATTTGCTCTAAATAGCTTTTAGATAGGTTTTCTACGTTATCTAAATAAGTTGTGTGTATGTAGGTTGTATTTCCTTTGGTTGAGTTTGTACCAGCTTGTACACCTTTATCTTCAAAGAACCTATTGTATATCCAATGCTCTTTTGTAACTGGGTTTAAAATAAGTATTACCCTATTCTTTTGTTTGAGGTTTCTTACACTTAAATCTATCTTATCAAATATGTTTTCATCATTAAGTTCTTCTGCTTCATCCATTACCCAAGTTGTAACGTTTGTTAAACTTTTCAAATTTGCAGACTGGTCTCCACTAGAAGTTCTTATACCTTTGAATATTATCTTGCTACCAGATAGCTTATTTCGTATTTCATCTTTTGTTATATAAAATACGTGTTGTAGGTTAAGTGTTTCTATCTTATGTATAAATTCTGGTATAATAGAAATGTATGCAGATGATAATGTAAACCTAGTAAACAAGATTGTATGCCCAGCTTCAAAAGTGAGCAATAACAATAATAAGTTTATAGAATACGATTTACCAGAACCACGACCACCAGTTACAATATAGTACCTTGCATCTGATGTTTGGATAGGGTTATACTTTGGGTCAACTTCTATCACTTAAATTTTATAATATCTTTAAAGTTAATATTGAACCCATCTGTTGATGTTATGTCTACACTCTCTTTTGGTTTACCGTATCTATAACCAAAGTATAATGACATAGCACGACTATCACCTTTGAAGATTTGTTTGCCAAGTGTTTTAATAACCTCATCATTATCAATAAGGTTATCTAACTTTTCTATAAGTTTAAGTTCGTCTGCTTTCTTTGGTCTACCAGCACCTTCCCTTGCACCACCGTTATTTTTTCTTTTATCCATTTGATAGTATTTTGTTTATTCAATTATATAACGTATTTAATCTTTGTTTTTAGAACATTGTTAGTTGTTGTTTATGTTGCTCTATTCTTTTTATTGCTGCTTCATAGTACTCCTTATCAAGTTCACAAGCGGTTAAATCATATTTTAAGTTATGACAAGCAATAGCAATACTTCCACTACCTAAATGAGTATCGAGTATCTTATCCCCTTCTTTGGCATAATTCATTAAAAGCCATTCATAAAGCCTAATTGGTTTTTGAGTTGGGTGTATTCTTGTTTCTTTGTTTTTCATATCATACTGAAGCATCCCAGCCCATTTACATTTATAATTTCTAACACTTGTTTTAAAATTTGTATAAGCCAATTCACTATCGGCAAAATCTGAAGCGCCATTATCTTTATCCCAAACAATCCAACAACTACTATTAGCATTTGGTATATTTTCTATAAAATAATTTGCACCCCAAATAATAACATTTTTACTTACTCTTAATAATTCAAAAAAGTATTTTTTGTTTGGAGCTTCACTATCCCAATCTTTTTGAGTATAGTTTATTTTTTTAGCAACACCACCTCCTTTACCTTGTGATTGTTTGTTTATGCTTATACCATAAGGTGGGTCTACAATAGCCAAATCAAAGTAGTTATCCTCATACCTTGCCATCAGTTTCATATTATCTTCATTTGTTATATTCATCTTTTCAGCTTTAATTTTAATAGTCTTTCTCTTATAGCTTTTCTTTCTTTACCCTTTGGTAATTTGTCTAATAGTTGTTGTAGCTTTTGTATTAGTTTCTTTCTTGTCATAGGTTTTTTAATCATCACCACACATAGAATATATGTCACAGCTTTGTGAAAATAAATCTGTTTGAAAATTTATATCTTCGTGTTTGTCCTTTGGTGCTTTGTTTATTTTTTTTAAATCTTGTTTTAGTTCTTCTGTGCTTCTTCCATTTCTGAAAAATGTGTATTTATTTTTACCATACTTATTTTCCATTTCTTTATTAAAATCAAAGTAGTCTGGATTGTCCCTATATACTTGTGCCAAAACTTTATCTGATTTTTTCCAGCAAGTTTTACAGTTTGTATTATAGCTTTTTAATTTCAGTCTAAATTTTTGCTTTGACCACCAATAAGAAACTTCTTGTTTGCTTGTTGGTTTATCTGTTATAAAAGGATAAATTAAACCCAGTTTTTCTTTATGCTTGTTCATCCTATCAAATTCATCTACTCTAATACCTATTGCAGTTTTATATTTTTTCCAGCCTAAACTTTTAATATAACTTTTAATAGGATTTAGTTTCATCTCTCTATTACAATGAAGAAAATTCTGATTTGGTATGCCATACTTTTTTATAACCTCCTTGTAAGGTTCTCTATTTCTTGATGCGGTTTTAAAGTTAACTATTTTGTGTGTGCTTCCAATCCTTTCATTGTGATGTACAACAGCTTCTACCCAAACTATATTTATACTCCATTCTTTTGAACATTTATCTATAAAGAACAAAGTTTCTTCTTCTTCATCACCAGTATTTGCAAAAACAAAAATAAGATTGTAAACTTCTGATTTATTATCTAATAACCACTTTGCTAAATAAGCACTTGTTTCACCACCGCTAAAGCTAACCAATAAATTTTCTTTCATAGCTTTTCTATTTCGTTTAATACTTCTTGATAGTATTCTATATTGTTAGATGGTTTTAGTATTTCGTTTTCAAGTATAAGACTTATATGTAATTTAGCACATTTCTTTGCTTCTGTGCTTGTTGTTGTTTCTACATAAAATGCTTTTACTAATTGGTATGCTTTCTCTTTTGGTGTTTGCATAAATAGCCATTCTTTTTTTATCATATTATCATAATTAAAGGAAATAAACATAATATAACTATTGCCCAATATACTTTCCAGAATTTAGACTTTACATAATCATCTTCCCATACTATGCAATGAAACCCAAAGCTTAATGCTAAACACAATATTGTTTTTATAAACTCTATCACGTTGCACAGTTTATTATTTCATACTCACTATTGTTTTGCTTCCATTCAAAAGACTTTAATACTAAAGCTGCACGTTCATCATACATAGTTTTTTGTTCTTCTTCTAAACTTCTATATTTCATTTCATTTTTAGTATAACCACCATCAAATTGGTTTAGTTTTTCTATTGCTTTGAAATAATCTTTTTCTAGTGTTGCATACTTTTTTTGTATTACTTCTAGTTTAGATATTTGGCTATACTCTATTTGTGATTTAACTATAAAGTTGCTTTCTAATTTATCGTAATAATCAAACCTATCTTTTTTGTACAATGGGTACATTTTGTTTGCGTGTATTGCCGTTGCGTGGTCAAATGATTTACCTTTTGATTTTATAAAGTCTGATATACTTACCCACCTCATATCAAGTTTGTTTCTTAATATATGACAAAGCAAAGCCCTATGCTCAACGTATTCAGTTTGTCTTGTTTGTTTGTATATATCTATGC